CATCAGACGGCAGGCCACGGTCGAGGCGAACTCGACGTTCTGCAGGTAGCCAGTGTTTCCTCCGCCAAAGGCATCGATCAGGGGCACGCCCGCCGTGGTGTCATTTGGGACAACACCCGTGGTGGTGCTGGTGCCCGCGAGCGTGCCAGCGCCAGGATTGCCCGCAATGTCGAACAGGCTGAACCAGCCGTTGGCCACCGTGGTGCGCGTAGCGGTCTTCTTGATCGGCACCCGCTGCTTGGCAGCAGCAATGAGCCCGTCGAGTGTGGTGATTGCCATCAGTTTGCCTCCAGCCAGTCAGCGGCTGCGTTGATCCGTGCCGCGTAGTCGCGCAGCATTGCCGGTGTCTGCCAGTCGGTGTGGACCTGCACGTAACCCTGGCCGTTGCCCGTATCGACCACGGCAGCGAACTGCACAACGCCATCGACCACATCGGCGTCCGTGCGCCGCGTGCCGATGTCGCTCGGGCCGATGGTCAGGCTCATGCGCTCAGTGCGGTGTAGGTCAGCGAGCTGCAGGACACGGTGTCACCCGCCGCCACCGTCAGGCCGTTGGTCATGTTGATGTCCGAGCCAGAGGCCGCCACCGCGCAGTGGATCACCACCGTGCCGCCGTTGGTCTGCAGCGTGGCCGTGGCCACTGGCGAAGCGTTTCCGGTGGCGTTGGTGTCGCTGCTGATCGCGTTGGCCGTGGCCGTACCTGTCACGGCAGCAGGGAAGGCCGTGGCACTCAGGTTCAGCGTGGCCACCACCGTGCCAGGCGATCCAACCGTGCCGGTCAAGCGAAACGCCAACCGACCGTTGGTGCCAATCAGCGCCGTAACGGCGTCAGTCGCAGCGTTGCGTGCTGCCGTCGAGTGGGTGACTGCCATTCTGAAACTCCTTCAGCTTGTCTTCATCGATGAAACCGACCAGTTCGTACTGCTCGACCTTGCCGGTGTCCTTGCGCTTGATTTCAACGGTGAAGCGCAGTTCACCTATTTGACCACTGAGTTCAGGCATCATTCAATGCCGACGACGCGGCCCTTTTCGCGCACCACGCGCTTAGGCTTGTTGAGTGCCTCGATGGCCTTGTCAGTGTTGCGGCTGCTCGCTTCAGCAAACTGCCCAACGGCCTCGCTCATTTTGCCCACCGCCTCGCCGATCACGGCGACCGTTTGCCCAATGCCTGCCACGGCCTGCTGCATTACCTCCGACGCCTGCACCATGCTGTCGTTTGCCTGGCGCTCGGCGCGGAGCTGCTCAATCTGACCATCGGTGGACTCGACCCTGTTTCGGCGCAGTTGGTTCTCCAACATCATCGCCTCGATCTCAAGTGCTGTTTTCTGGTCAATCTGCGGCGCGGCCTGAGTGGCGCCGCTCTGAGGCTGCATCGCACCCCCAACCTCGCCGCCGACCTTGGCCAGCGTCTCCAGCGTCTTGGCTTCCGTCAGCGCCGTCTCAGCCCCGGTCTTCACCGCATCGGCTCTGGCCTTGTCCGCTTCAGCCATTGCCTTTTCAGCAGCAGCCTCGACAAACACAGCGTTCGGATCAGGCTGCGCGTTCTGAGCAGCAGCGGCCATCTCCTCGGCTTCCTCGGGCGTGGGCTGCATGATGCCAGCCTGAACCATTTGCTTGCGGAAGTAGGCGCGAACGTCGCTGATGCCCTCACCCTCCATGTTCTGGAAGGCCATCGCCAGCAGCACCTGCTGAGTCTGTGGATCTTGCGTGAGTTGCAGCATGCCCAGCAGCGAGCGAACCGTAGCCGAGCGCTGGCTGCTCGACGATGGGCCGACAGTGGACACCACGTCGAACTTTGCCTGGGAGAGGTCGTTCTCCATGACCAACTCGCCGTTGCGATCCAACGTCGGGCGCATCAGCTCAACCGACTCGACCTCGTTCTGAGGCCCGACGCCCTTCATGCGACGCTTGGACTCCACGTAGACCTCGCGGGCCATCGACAGCCAGATCTCACCGCAGCGCTGCACACCCTTGTTGTAGTTGCTCATGTACAGAAACGCCTGCATGTCCAGACGTTGCTGCACCATCTCCACGGCCTTGCCGCTGATGTTGCTGACGATCTTGTCGCCGTTCTGCTGGTTGCCCAGGATGTCCGAAATATCAGCTTCGGTCAGTTGCAACAGCGCCGCCATCGCAGGCGGGATCTGAGGACTCTTGGTGTAGGCCACCGGCCCGGCTACCTGCTGGCTGCCATCTGCGCCCGTGATCGGGTTCACCAGCAGATAGGGGTAGTTGCGCAGGTTGTCCTCGGCCCACATCACCTGGTGGCCGGCGACCTGCTCAGGCACCAAGATCGGCTTCTCGACACTCGACAGCGCACTGATCTCGCCGAGCTTGGACAACTGCATGTTCTTCAGGCGCTGCGCATCCTTGGCGAAGCGCACCACACCTGAGCAACGCTCAATGTTGTCGATGAACCAGCGCTTGCCATAGATCGGCACGATGGGGATGCAGTTGCCGGCGATGTAGCCAGCGTCATCCAACACCTTGCCACCGGACATGATGTACTTGTGGACCTTCTTGCGCTTGACCTTCTTCTGGCGCACCTCGATGCTGCCAATCGCCGACAGCGTGGCCTCCAACTCGGGGTCGTTCTCGAAGTCAAACTCGCTGTACCGCTCCTCGGTGCCGTCGATGGCCTGGAAGACGCGGATCGTCTCGGGCTTGTACTCGACGCGGTAGTACTCGGCCACGAACACCACATCTGGTGTACACCAGTCAAACTCGTACTGGTGGATCTCCTTGGGCCATGTAGTCGGATCGTCCCCGTACTCAGCCTTGTAGGCGTCGCGGGTCATGCTGGTCAGCACGAAGCATCGCTTGGCGTCTGCCTTGTCCTGACGCTTGGCGTCGAGGTCAAAGAACACGCTGCTGTCGGCGTCGAAGATCGGCTCGATGTAGATGCGCTGATGATCGGTCTCGTCGTCTTCCTCGTCTTCGTAGGCCGTGCGCAGACGCCAGGCGCCAAACCCGCCCGTGATCGCCTCGTCGAAGGCGTTGTCGTACGCCTCGTTGGCGGTACTGTCCTGCTCGTCGGCGCGGTAGAGTTTGTTGCAGGTGTCGGCTAGGCTTGTTGCGTCGGTGCCGTCCTTGCTGATGAAGTCCACCGTGACGCGGTTGTTGCGATACTCGTTGATGATCCGAGTAATGGCCAGGGCGATCTTGTTGACCTCGAACCGCGGCTTGTTCTCAAACTGATCGCCAAGCGGGCCTTCCCATGTGGCACCTGAAATAGTGGCGAATCGTCTGTCTTGCAAACACTGCAGCCGCTCGTCACGAACCGCGGTTTGAATGTTGTCGAACTCCCGCAGTGCTTCCTGATGGATAGTCGAGAGGCGCTGATCGTTCGAGATGCGTGCCATGTCAGGCCCTTTGCTGAGTGCCCCAGAAGTTTACAACCGGCTTGGCATAGTACGAAGGTGCGGCTGCAGAGTATGACATGCCACTCGCGTCGGTGTTGACCGGGAACGCAAAGGTAACGGCGATGGCGTCGGCCGCGTCGGGTGAGGCGAGTCCTCGGGCCTTCATCTCCTTCTTCGACTCCAGGAACAGTTTACCCGAGGAGTCGGGCTTGACTCGCGGGCCTACAAGGTCGTCACGCAACTGCTTGTCCTGTGGAACGCTGGCTGTCTTGAGCCACTCCTTGACCGCGCCCCACATCTCCGAGCGTCGGTTGCCCCAAGTGATGGGACGCAGCGCTTTCCAGCCGAAGTTCACACCGCGCACCTTGTAACGCTGCTCGTTGAGTCTGTCAAGGATGCCGTAGCCCAGGCCACCCTCGTCGATGACGGTCATGGCCGGCCGGTACTGCTCGATGGCGGCGATGACGTGTCCGACCACCGTCATGGTGTCGTCGCCCTTGTAGCGCAGGATCCGCGTGATGTCCCGCCCCTGGCGCACGACGATGACGGTCGAGTCGGCCCCGCCCCGGGCCGGGTCCACGCCGATGATGATCGGTGCGCTCATGTCCTTGTGCGGCGGCCGGCGCATCGCCTCGTCCACCAGCGCCAGGTTGATGAACTGGTCGTCCCCGGTCGATGGGAACTCACCGTAGACCTCGATGCGCGCCTCGCGGCTATCCTCACCGTACTCGGCGATGATCTGCTCGTAGACGCCCTTGTCGGTGCCCTCGACCGTGCGAGCGTCGATGTTGCGCGTGACCCAGAAGTCCCGTTTGGCGTTGAAGCACTCGTAGAAATACCCGGTGTTGCGCCGCGGGTTACTGAACGCGAGCCAGTACCGGTCGACGATGGGCTCGGTGAAGAAGCCCGCGGCCACTGACCAGATCCCGTCTGGAATGCCGCTCGCCTCGTCGAAGATGACCATCATGCCGTCCTGGTTGTGCACCCCGGCGTAGGCATCTGGGTTCTCCTCTGACCACAGCTTCCCCTCGGCGCCCCAGTAGCGAGTGCCCTTCTTGAGGTCCCGCTCGACCAACGTGGTCATCCACGCCGCGGGTACGAGCTTGGTCGCCGACGGCTCCCACCAGTGGGCGTTGATGACCATCGTGGCCCACTTGGTCAGCTCGCCCCAGGTCACGTTGCGCAACTGGCTCTCGCTGTTCGCCGAGACGATGACGGTCGATCCGATGCGAGTGGTGAGCATCCACAGGATGAGCCACGACACCAGTGCGCTCTTCCCGATCCCCCGCCCCGAGGCCACCGCTGCACGCAGGGCCTGCAGCACGGCGTCCGGTGACCGGTTCTCCCGGATGTGCTTGGTGATCGTCCTGAGCACGTCCCTCTGCCAGCGGCGCGGTCCGCTGAACCGCTCCAGCGGGGTGTTCTTCTGCCCCCACGGGAACGCGAACAGCACGAACGCCTCGGGGTCATCGACGATGGTCTGCGACCACAACTGAGACATGAGCATCTGCTCATCGTCGGGCGCGTAACGCGGCTGCTGTGCCATCAGTCGTTGCTGTCGTTGTGCTCGATCCGAGGCGTGTCCACCCCATCATCGATGTCCACCGTCGTCACGTCCGTCAGCAGCCGGGAGCGTGCCTGCTCCAGCGCTGCGGTGATGCTGATCGACTGGTTGACCTCTACCTGCTTGATGTCGCCGTACTGCTTGCGGTTGTCGGCGCCCATGAGCCACTTGTAGGTGTCGATCTTGAGTTTGGACCGCGCTACGTCCTCGACGCTGTCCTCAGCCTCGGCAATCTCCACGATGCGTCCCGCCCACCACTCCGTGCGAAGCTCCTTCGCCTCCTTGTAGCGTTCGTAACGCTGGGGGTCACGCTTGATCCACCTCCAGAAGGCGTCGTACTCGATGTCGCGCAGATCGTCCCTGACGATGGCGTTGAGCGAGCGCCCCTTGGTC